GTCAGTTCTGCGAGCCATCCGGCTCGGCGGCCTTCACGGTGTACGCCTTGTCTGACGATCTCGGTTGTAGCGCATAGAGCAACTTGGTCTGCTCGGTGATCGCGCCCGCAATCTCACGCTGCGTCTCGCGGACTTCCTTGAGCGTCAGGCGGTGCTCCTCGAGCAGGGGGAGCAGGAGGTCTTGGCGGATGAAAAACGCCAAGGCGCAGGCAGCCAGAGTCGGCCAGCCCCAGCGGTCGAGCAGGCCAAACAGGGTGTCTCTTGTATCGGACGTCACTTCTCGCCTCGCATGTCACACTGCCATCCAGCCATTTTCACGCGATTCGCGGCTTTCGATAGCCACCATTCGAGCATGATTCGAATGACAGCAGACAGCACGGAGCCAAGCAGCAGCGTCCAGATGAATCCGTATCGCTGCCGCCTCTCCCGCACCCTCGCGGCCAGCCCGTCCAGCAGCCTTCGCCGGGCGCCTACGTCTGCACCACAGTCCCACAGCGCGGATATGGGCCACTCCGCCACCGCGTCATGGACCAGCTCATCCAAGCCGGCCTTGCCTATGAGAGACGCCCGCAACGGCACCCTGGCGCGAACGTATGCCTTTAGGTCTTGCATCGTTTACCACTTCACTTTGTGCGACCAGTATCGCGCAGAGAAGATGTCGGGGTCCGCGTCCTGTGCGTTGTGTCGTGCGTAGTAGCTGCGCCTCCGGGCCTTCTCTGCCGCCGTTTTTGGCGCAGAGCCTGCGCCCTCAACCCCCTGCTGCCCAAACCGAATCAACCGCTCCTCCGACCCGCGCTTTGCCAGCACCACATGGCTCTTTGTGGGGTGGCTTGGCGTGCGTCGTGGCGTGTTCGGCTCCAGCTCATCCTTTAGGCTGCGGATATTGTCAGCGGACATTGCATTTTCCTCCGACGCACGTGCCGGAGAGCGTCATCTTGGGCCTGTTCTTAGCGCACAGGCAGGTCGCCGGACACGGGCAATGCACCCTCGCCAAGCCATCGCCGGTCCACACCATGCCAGTGCCGTTGCACTGCCCGCAGCACTTCTGCGGAGCAGGCTCTGGGGTCGGCGCTGAAGCGGCGGGGGCGAAGGCCAGCCACACCGCCACGACTGCAAAGCTGATCTTCACCCGAGCACCTCCTTTGCGCCCCAGTCCTTGAGCTGGCGGCGAGGAAAGCCGTCGACGTTGCTGACGGCCCACGTCCCCGTGTGCGCGATGATCCGCTGGGCCACATCTTGAGTGATCCAGAATGAGCCGTCCGGCTGGTCGTGAGCCTTGGGGCCTTGAATCCACGACAAGCCCCAGCTGTTTTGAATTAAGAAGCGGCAGTCTCCAGGGCGCGTGTCGTCCGCCGCACTCCACGCCATCGCGTGTTGCCACACGCCCGCCGGGCGCGCCACCCCCTCAGTGCTTCTTGTTTTCTGGAAGCCCACGCTCGAACACGCCAGCACGCCGTAGCCGTTTGCCAAAGCGTCTCGAGCTTGCTCCCACGATTGAATAAGGCTGATGGTGCCGACGCGATGCTTTGCGGCTACTGATGTGACGTTTGCCGGAACGCCTCTTCCGCCCCAGCGAACGCCGATAGTGGCGTTGTATCGCGAGAGGTCGAGGCCCAGCTCGTCGTACTTTTGACGCAGCATGCAGCCGCCAGTCCTGTGCGCCCACCCCACGATGTCTGCGCAGACGGCGCCCTGGCCAGAGTGCCCGCGCGCTCCGTAAAGCGGCTCGGTGGCAGTTCTGTCCACCCAGTCCTCGATGGTGCGCAGGTCAGGGTCGTTCGCCCTCGCCTGGTCGATGGCGTTCCGCACTGCATGGGACACACAATCGCCCGTCGTTTGCGCCTCGTCGTAAGGCGTTCGCCCGGCGGCCTTCTCGAACTCCACCACCGACTTGAACGCAAGGCTCAGCTTTCCTGCTCCGCTGCCGCTCAGCGACATTCCAAAGAACGGCATCGGCAGCGATGACACAAGACGCGCCGTAGCCTGAGGGTCGCAGACTGAACCAGCAAGCCCTTCGTCGTACAGCCGGACGATCTCTTCTGGGGAGTACGTGTCTTGCATGACGCTCCCCTATTTAATCGCCAGGAACGCTTTGGCTGCACTCTCCCGAAGCTCGGGAGTAAGAGGCGCATCCGAGCCGCCGATGGCCTCTAGCAGGTATGCGTCCAGGCGATCCCCAAGACCGGGATAGGCCCCGACAATGTAGGTGCCTGCAAACGCCAGTTGCAACGCATGCTTATGGCGATTGCGCAGCTCCAGCGTGGTCTTGCACACAGGCTCGGCGGCCTTCCCGTCACGCACGACTACGTCTGCCATCGCTGCGTAGAAGTCACGCAGACTCTTGGCGTCTGCTACACCCACGCCCTTCAGGATCACGGCCGGCTCAACGGCCGGCTCGACAACTGGCGGCTTGTTTACTTGGGACAGGACAGCCTGCACCACGCCCACGAGCGTGGACCCAGCACAGACCAACAGGCCCGCCACCACCACAGCGAATCGAACCCACCCCATGTCACTTCCCCTTTTTGGCTACCGCCGGCGGGTCCACCAGCGCGGCGATGAGCGCCCTTGCTTGATCCGCCACAGCCGGATCGCCGGCGATGTCAGCCGCCTCAGCAAGCACGAACAGGCGGTTTACCCAGCCTGCCTTGTCAGCAGCCGACAAGGCCGCACTCCCGGACGAGAGGCGGATATACGGCCACGCCAGCGCCGCCGCCGCCGCACCGCCGGCGACCAAAGCTAGAACGACCGGGCTCATTCCTCGATCTCCGAATACGAGATTGCCGTGACCAGCGCCACGACATACTGGAACAGCTCCTGGCCTTCAGGACTCAGCAGCGCCGCCTTCAGCCTCGCCAGCACCTCGTCGTCGATCGGGGTCTGAGTTTTTGTAGCGACAAACTGCATGAGTCGTAGCGCCACGTCGACCTTTTCTTTGGCTGTTTCTGCGCCGGAGATTTCGGACAGCAGCGACAATGCTGGTGCCCACTCCACGAGCAGCCGTACCTTTGCTGCGACCGTCGCCACGATGCGCCTCCTTTTGCCTGCGGACCCACCTAACTAATAGGTTTATGTCCCGCTCTGGCCGGCATTGAGACAGCAGCTTTCGCCGCACAATTACGGGGCACAGCCCTACATCGCGGCATGTCTGGTCGAAGCTGAACGCACCTCCTGTGCCCTCAAAAGCCCACCCGTAGGCGGCTACCTGTCGACGCAGCACCTCCCACTCGTCGCGGCTGGCGGGCTGCATCCCGGCGCACCCCAATCTTCGGTGGCGAGCACACAGCTCCTTTACGTGGTAATGAGTCCTGACAAGAACCTCTGCGCAGAACCGCTTCCAGCCGTCCTGGCACTCCTCAGTGATGTTCTCGTCGTCGTATTCCTTTACGGCGACGGCAATCATTAGTGTCGTGGAGCCTCACAGAAGCCGCTTCGGAGAGTCCCCTCGTTTAGTTCCGGCCAAACTTCGAGGGAGTGGATAGCCGCCATGACGTTCCACGCTGCGTGCCCGAGATGATCCTCGTCTCGATTTCCGGAGAGGAACATGTAGATGTGCCGCAGGGCATGGTTCAGCATATCGTTTGCCGGCATGCCTTTTTCCCAGTTGTAGTCGCCGTACTTCGCCGCCCCCTCAGCACAGGCCGCAGCGACAGACGCAAGCCCGATGGGGCTGATGAGGTCGTATCGCGTAGCCTCCGCATCACTGGAGCGCACCGCGCCGCTCGCGTATCGCACGGCCTTCTCCTCGCACACCTTTGCACTCATGTGAAAAGCTCCTGGTAACGGTCCTCGAACAGTTTCTTCGCTTGAGTCCAACAGAACGGGTTGATCGGGCCGCACGCTGGCTCGACGTCTATTCCCCAGTCCGCCGATCCGGGAACAAGGTCGCGCTTCTCGCCCATCAAGGCCCGCAAGTCAGCAATCTTGACTGCATCCGGCATCGGCCACTCAAGACCAAAACGCTCCGCGATGACGTGCTGCACGCGCCGCTCTATCTCACGGTACTCCGGAATAAGGTTCTTCAGCGGCGTAGCCATGTCGCCCAGATACGCTTCGCTTGCGTCATGCAGAAGCCCCCACTTGGCACACGCCGGCTCGCACAGCCGGCTCACCATGACACTGTGCTGCGCGACAGAGTACGGGGCTTTGCTGTGCCCCGTGAAGCGGTTGATGAGCGACAGCGCGTGAGCGATGTCGGCTATCCTTACGTCGTCGACGGCCAGCTGCGACAGGTCGATGAGCCGCCCGGTAAACGTCTGCATGGTAGTTAGGTTCACCGCGATCCCCCTTTATGCGAGCTGCCCAATAGGCAGCAAGTCGCGACTCGGAACAAAAAACGCCTCGCCATGGTTGCCGTAGTTGGCCTTGTACTTGTCGTCCTTCGCGTCCTTGCCCAGCATCCAGCCGCGCACCTCGAAGTCATGCGGCCCGCCGGTGACAAGCACGAACGCATCGTCGTCTTCGTCATCACGACGGACGATGAGGTCGTAGTGGTGCATCGAGCGGGTGCGTATTTGGATTGATTCGCCTACGTCGCCGCCGCACTTGAATGTATTGACGCCTCCGTTCCAGTAGCGATTTGTCGCTTTGGCAAACGCGCATTCGCCAAGAGCGCCGAGTATGTGGATGCTCCACTCGTCGTGTATAGGAAGGCGGTTGCGGCATCCCTTTCGCAACGCTTCGACATTGCGAGAGACGCCCACCAGCGCGGCCCTGCTGACCTCAAACCACTCCAGCGCCACTTGCATCAGACCTCCACTCGCCGGTAGCCCAGCGCCCACAGAATGCGGCTCAAGTCGTCCCCTTGCTGCGTTACGTGCTCCTCGCTCATCGTGGGATTTGCAGCGTGCAAGTACTCGTGTATCTCAGTGTTCAACAACGCTCGCCCTGCAAGCCTTTCGTCGATAAGAATCTTCTTGGCCATGTGAGGGCTCCTCTTGTCGGGCCATTGCGCCCAACCTGCGGCAGCTCCTTTCAGGCGCGTGTATCGCCACAGCCATCGCACTCCGTTAATCAGAAACGAATGGTTCTCGGCCATCACATCGCTCCCTGCACCTGCTGCACGAACCGCTTGATGTCCTCCAGCGGAAAGGTGACAAGCCACTCTTCGTCGTTCTTGCGATGCAGCACGACAGGGCACAGCTCGCCGCACTGCTCACGCGACTTGGCCATGACCTCCGTGAGGTTCAGCTTCTGCACTCGCTTCACCTCCAGCCACAGGTGCGGAGTGCCTGGAGCGATGAGGTCGCTGGCCGACTCCGTGCCTGAGTGCTGCTGCGATCGTCTGGCATGAGCGTTTGGCATATGGCGGTTCCACTCCGCAGCTGCTTCCAGCTCTCCGCGCTTCCCTTTGTTCCTGCTGTTGATAGCCATGCGTACTAACTCCGGTGGGATTCCGTTCTTGCGCCGCCACATGAACACACGAAACGGATAGCGCTGCGGGCCGTAGCCGAGATGACGCTTGTGGCGCAGCTCAGCCAGGAACGTCGGGTCGTAGTTCTCGTCGTCGACTTCTCGCTTGGCAGTGAGACACATGCCTTTTGTAAGGTCGTGCTTGCCGCCAAAGTGCAATCCGTCGTGACAGTAGTGGCAGAGCCGCAGCAGGCACCTTCGGTCATGCACGCGGCCGGCGCCTTGTTGCAGGTGGTGGATGTGCAGCCCCTCTGTTCGCGACCAGCAAACAGCGCAGAACTGGTACTCCTGCGCGAAGGCCGATAGTTCTTCACGCCCATGGCTCACTGCTTCTCTCCAGTAACGACTTCGATGATGCGGCGCACAGCATCGTCGAACACCATGCAGTCCTCGCCGCTCTGGAACTCGATGCACCAGCGGTACTTCTTCTCTCCGGTGGCAAGGTCTGTGGCCGACTCCTTGAACGCAATGCGGCAAGCCGCCACCCCCGCAAGCGCCTTTGCCGGCGCCACGATCTCCTCGTTCTCCTTGAACAGGGAGCCAAGCGCCTGCGACAGCAACCCAGACATGACGATCGCTCCTTTCGTGTAACCGTTCACATCACCCTCCGTGATCCCGCAACCAGTTGGCTGCGACCGTAAACCAAAACGAAAGCATCAACAGTTCGTCGTGCGAGGTGATTGTCAGCGTGCCGCTGGTGTCAATGACGACGGCAGACTGGTTCGCCTTCCTGTACCACTCGCGATCCTCGTCGGATTCCTTATCCATCACCCGCCTCAGCGTCTCAAAGCCCTCGCTTGGGCGGCATAGTGCGGCGAGACGCCGCCCGGTTGAGTCGGTGTAGCGCAGGAGTACGAGGTCTTTTGGCATGTTAGTTGTCTCCGTCCAGACCGCTTCCGTGCTGAGAAGGGCCTGGAGCCCTGCGTCAGCAACCCCGTTCGAGGTAGCGGTGTTCAGCCTTATTCGGCCCTGTCCTCAGCAAACCACCGGGACGTAGCGGCTTGGGCCGTGTATGGCTTGCAGCAGGATCGAGTACCTGCCCGTTGCCCGGATTTCGCGCTGACACCACTCAGCCGCCCGATTTGATCCAGGGCGGTTTCTTTAGGCTCGGCCGTTTTGATTTCTGAAACGCTGATCGGCACGAGAAGATCTACAGCGTTGAGTTTTGATGCGATGCAGGACGCCCATGTCAGACCACCTGCGGCCGTCACGCCACGTGAGCCAAGCCCGCCCGTTTGTGGCAGCGACTGGCACGCACATGACGTCGTGTGTTCGTGTGTTGACGGCGATGAATGCGTCCACCGATTCTGGGCAGTATCTCTGGTGCCTCCGCCGCCGGCCGCCTCGCGTGATGCGTATGCGGCCGCCGTTGCGGCGAGAGCGGCACTCGCTTGCCTTGACCTGAATGCGCCAGTATCGTCTTCCCGCGAACGCGAGCAGGTCGTACCCGTCGTCGACGATCGGGACGGCAACGCAGTAGCCGGCCCGCAGGAGCCGCTCGACGGCGATTGCCACGCCAATCTCCGCAATGACTTTTCCGCTGAGCAATCCATCGCTCATGTAGCCCCCTATTGGGCGGCCGCCTTTCCTTGCTGACGCCTACCAATCTCTCGGCGCACCGCCTGCTTGAACGGAGAGTCCTTCTTGGTCGAGTCCATGACCCACGAAAGGTAGCTTTCAGGAAGCGAGTCCAATGGCTGCCCCTTGTATTTTCCGTACAGCATTCGCCAGCCACGCCGCTTCGGGCCTTCCGGCTCTGAGAACAGATCGCGAGTGCTGTGGTCGAACGTCACGCCCACGACCAACCGCTTCCTCTTCTCGATCATCTCGGCGGCCTTCGCCTCCAGCTCCGCGAGGTCGAACTCGTCGGCCTGCTGGATCGCCTCGACGGCGTTCGTCCCTTCCATCGACAGCTGGCCGAGCAGGCGCTCCTTGCGGGCGGCGCTCTTGCGGGTCTTGGCGTCAAGGACGTCTAGGGCCGACAGCAGTTGATGGCTGCGACTCGAGTCGGTGATGTCGTAGAGGTTGAACGCCGGCTTGGGTGAATTGCGGATGGCATCTAGCCGCTCGTCGCGTGTCATGTCCGGATGAATGATCCCACGCCACGTTCGCGTCCCTCTTCCGAGACGCTGCTCGTAGCGGGATAGCGACCGCGTCGGCGCCGCCATGTAAATGTTCATCAGCTCTGGATGGTCCCAGCCGTAGCCGAGAATCCCGACGTTGACGATGATCTTCGCCTCGCCCGACAAGAAGGCGTCCATGTTCGCCTTTCGCTCCAGCGGGTTTTGATTGCCATATACAAGGCTGACCGTCGCGCCGTACCGCTGAAGCACCTCCACCAGCAGCTTGGCCTGCCGCACGTTGGCGGCGTACACGACTGACGGCATCTGCTTGTGGGTCGAGAGAACAAGGCTCGACACCTCCTGGGCGAAGTGCTCGGCAGCCAGGACGGCCGCAAGCTGCGTCTTGTTCCACTCGCCGGACACCTCGTCCACCATCGTCAGGTCGAATGACTTGGCCTCTGACAGATAGCACGTCGGGCCGACGAGGTAGCCGTCACTGATTCCCTCCATGAGGGAGTACACGACCTGCGGGCGAGGCCAGTAGCGGAGCGCCTTGCCCTTACCCTTGTATGGGGTGGCCGAGAATCCCACGATTGTTGCCCCGCGATCCTCGAACCACTGGAGCATCTCCTCCATCTGTGGCGTCATGCCCACGTGGCACTCGTCAACCAGCACCAGCGTCACGCGCTCATACGCCCTCGCCTTGTAGCGGCCGCTGCTGAGAAGACTGTTGCGCGATCCGACGATGACGCGGCTGCGAAGGCCCTCGATGGACTCCGCAAAGTTCCCGCCCTGCTCGATGTCGCAAGACTCTCCGAGACGCAGCTCCAGCCGGTCGCGGTTCTGCCGCATGAGGTCTACGAGCGGCACGATAGAGAGCGGATACCGTGCAATGCGGCACAGCTCGGCCATAACCTCCGTCTTGCCGCTGCCAACCGGCTGGCACACGACGATCCGGCGGTCGCCTCGCTTGGCCGACGAGCACACGCCTTCGATGGCGTTCCTCTGGTAGTCTCGGAGTGCGGCCCGTACCGCAGAACGAATCTGCTGGCGGCTCATTTGCGGCCCCCTTTCGACCGACTCCTGCGTGGACGAGACTTCTTGGGCTTCTCTGGCTCAGGCTGCGCGTCCGACTGCTTCGTGGCGAGCGCGTCGGTGAACAAGCGCTGGCCCTGCGACACCCGGCTCATGACCTCTAACTCTGCCAGCAAACGAGGAAGGACGTCCCTGCAAAACTGGTTCGCAGTGGATTCGTCCAGTAGGTCGGAGTTCGCCATGAGCGACACGATCCGTGCGTAGTCGACGATGTTTTCCATGATTTAGTGATCCGGATGGTCGGGACGGCATCCGGAGTGCCGACTGAGGAGGACTCCCCGACCTGAGTGTTCAGTTCACGACGCCAGTGCAGCCTGCCTAGCCTCTTCCTTCGTCTGCTTCTTTGCGATCTTTGCGGCGCAGTCAGCGCCCAGCAGCCGAACGCGGCCCGCTGCCGCCTCCGACAGTTGGCCGGACGATACGCCACGAGCCACTTGATCCATCACGGAGGCAATCGCCTCTGCGTCCTGTGACGCACGCACCTTTGCCACCAGAGCCTTCTCGATGCGGGCCTCGTCGTTGGCGGCGGCGTTGGCGGCCGACTTCTCCGCCTGCTCGCCGTCGTCGTCGTCGTCTGCTGCTATGCCGGCGATGGCGCACAGGGCAATCCGCTTGAGGTAGGTGGCGGTCTTCGCCAGCTCCTGCGGCGGGATGCGTCCAGGCATCGGCAGGTACGACCGCTCAAACTGGCCGCTGGAATGCCGTACCGTCGTGACGAGGTGGATGGTTCCGTCCTCGCCGTACGGGTGGAACGTCTGGCTGACGGACAGCCCGTTGGCTGAGTACGCGGTGCGGATGCAGTCGAAGCACGACGCGAGGTCGGCGTAGTCCGGAATCGGCCTGCCGTCCTTGCCCTTCTTGGCGAAGTGCGAAACCTTGTTGCGCACGACGTTCTGCAACTGCCCGAACGCCTTTGCCATTGCGGACGAAAGCTCGTCAACGTGGTCGCTGCATGCGTTCCACACCGACATATCAATAACCTTGCTCATCTCATTCTCCCCAGTGCATGCGCCGGAAACGAAAGCTCCACAACCTCGCCGTGTGTGTCCGGCAACCACCAGTCGAGGGATTCACGAAGACGAAGATCAGCCAGTGCCTTGTCCATGAGCCGCTGCCCTTCCGCAACGACGGCGTCTGGCAGCGTCACGACCTGACAGTCGTGCGGCAGTGATGTGCTGATGACGATGAAGCGGAGTGGGGCGGGCTCCATGCCGCACGCCTCCATCCCCCTGCGATACCACGCATCTTGCAGGTGGTACTTGAAGTCGATAACAGACTTCCAAAACCCACAGAGGATGTCCGCCTCGCGGGTGGTCTTGAGGTCGAGCGCAAGGCCGTCCGACGTCAGGGCGTCGAAGCGGCACTTGAGGTTGTTGCCGTCCGCGTCCGTCCAGTAGGCGCTGATCTCGTGTTCAGCAATGCTGGCCATGAGTTCAGCGGCAGCCGGGTTGGCCTTGATGGCGTTAATCTCGGCCAGCAACTGCGCCCGCTCCTTTGGCGGCACGACAATAGCGCCAGTTGGAGCCTCGTTTTCCGCCCATTTCTGAGCCTCTTTGCCTACGAGGCCGGTGGCCGTTAGCTTTTCAGATGGAGGGACGACCAGCCTTTCAAGGAAGTCGTCTCCAAACTCCATCCACATGTGCATCAGTGTCCCGTGATCGGTGGCGCTGCTGCTGAATGGCGGAAGGGTTTTGGCGATGTACCGCTGGTAGTACAGGACGGGCGAGTCAAGGAGCGTTTTGGCTCGGCTGCATGACCTGTGCGTTTCGTTGGCGTGGTATGCGTCGTTTGACTCTCCACGACGCATGTCCGCATGCAAAAAACTGGGAGTGCTGATGGACCGGACGTTCGTGATGTCTGATCCGTCGGGTCCGGTTGCAAGGGCTGTAGCGGCGCTATCGCCATGACCAACCGTGCCTAAGTCACTCTCAGTTTTGTGCATTCCAAAATTTGGAGTGGTACTAAACATGAGGGGCTTCCCTGCCATTGCGGAGAGCTATCTTCGCGAACGTGTCGTGTGTGACGCCTATGCCAAGCGGGTGCGTGCCGTTGCGGACGGGTGTCGGGAACTGGACGTAGCGTCGTGCAACGAGTTTTTACGGCGAAGGCTGTCGCAAGCCGCTCCCGTTACCGTTGCTCCGCAGCGATCCATCATCGTGTCCTTGTGGCTTTTTGCCCTTGATCGCGGCCTAGTGAAACGCATGCCGCGTGGATTGGTCAAGATCAAAGTTGCCCGCAAACCAACTCGGGCATGGACTTTAGAGCAGTGCTGTACGGCTGTCAAGGGTACGTTCCAGATGGGGCGGAAGAGGCTTCGGTCTGGCGCACCTCTCGGCCTGTTCCTTCGGTGCTGGATGCTGTTGGGCTACGAAACTGGGGCAAGGCACGCTGACATTTGGGCCTTGCGGGAAGAGGACTTTACGGATGGGGCGGTTCAGTGGTCCCAGCACAAGACCGGAGAGCCCGTCTCGAAGGTGCTGTCTCCTGCCTGCTGGGAGGCCGTGACGCAAATGCTGGCCCTGTCTCCGGACGGGACAGTACTTAGCTGGGCCATCGGCATGGTGGGCGGCTGCAAGCGAATGAAGAAGTACTTGCTCTCGCTCGGCATGCGTGGCTCTGGCAAGTGGCTCCGCAGGTCGGGCGCCACACACATCGAGATGCGTCAGCCCGGAAAGGCCAAGCTGCATCTCGGCCACAAGACGCCCGGCATGGCCGAAAGGTTCTACATCGACTGGTCGCAGGTCAGGAGGGACATTCCCTGCACCCCGTCGCTACTCGAATAGCTCAAGAGAGCCGGTGTTGGACTTCCGCTTCTGCTTCCGCGCCTTGCTGTCCGGCTTCTTGGCATCACGCTTTTCGCGGGCAAGTGCGCGTGAGACGGCCTGCCGTTCCTGCGCCCACTTCGGAACGAACGGAACCATCTCCTCAGGAATGTAGGTCTGCGTGAACTCGCGTGTGTACGGGTCGATGCCTTCCTCGATCTGGCGCACGGCATCCGACAGGATGTCTTCCTGCGACACATCGCGCAGCTTCACTCCAGAGACGGCGTTCAGGCCCGTCTTGGCGGCGCGGCTGACAAGCGGCTGGTCGCCCTTGTCGTCCAACAGCGAACGGAGCGTGTAAAGCGGACGGCCGACGAACGGGAGATTCTCGATGGGCTTCTCAACGATTGCGGGTACGTCGAAGGTGCGGTCGCCAGACACTGAACGCGCAATAGCGTCGAGCGTTGAGGTGGACTCGCCAATCGGGCGATTGGTGAACAGGTCTTTGCCGGCCATCATCTCGGCAGGGATGCGAAACATCGGGTGCAGTTGCAGTCCGATTTGCCGTGCCGTGCCAGTGGCGGTGCCGGCGAGCGTGCCGGGCGTCTCGATCATGTTGATCTGATCGAAGCCCGGAGCGTCGAGGTCCGTGAGGTAGCGCTGCGTGCCGGGCGCGGGCACGCCGCCCCACTCCTCCGGCAGCGGGAACGCAAACTGCGAGCGAAGTCCCGATGGGATGTACGAGTCGCTGCCCTCGTCCTGCACTGCCTCAGTCGCCTGGATCATCTGGCCATAGCGGCCGCCGGGCTGCTCGGCGAGCTGCCGCAGAACCTCACGAAAAATTCTTGACTGGAAGGAATACCAGGGAAAAATCCGCTTGAGCACGTTCTTCTCGAACTGCGAAAGGCTCGAGTAATCCACGTGCGCTCGCTTCATCGCCTTCGCCGCAGCAGAGGGATCGTAACCCTGCTTGAGCAGTGCGAAGTATCCGCTCAGCCGGTTGATGCCGTCAGTCAGCGAGTTCATCTGCTCGCCAGCGCGGAGGATCGGGTTCTTCGTTTCGACAAGCGGCGTGAGCTGCGATCTCCACGTCTTGAAGTTTTGCCACGACCAGTTGCGTGTCAGCTCTCGTCCAATCGTGCCGGTCGTAATCGGCGTGGTTCCAGGAAGCAGGCCGAGCGCGCCCTTGCCGACAACGCTGCCGCCGTACTCGAAGGCGTTCTGGTTCCCGATAAGGCCCGTCCCCGCAAGGTCAGCGTAGAACTGATTCAGCCCGTCGTCTCCGGCGTAGCGAGGGATACTGCGCAGCAGGCCCTGGAACCGACCGCTCTGCGGCCCCTCCTGCATGAGCGCCCTTGCGGCAAGCACGGCCTCCGAGTCGAGCGCCCCTTCCAGCCAGTTGCTGATGGCGCCTGAATACAGGTCGCGCGTGGCTCGTGCTGGCCACGTTAGAATCGAGCCGCGCCATGCCTGCGTGTAGTGGTCGAGCCAGTTGAGGAGGGACTGGCTGGCCTCTCCAGTCTCGAAGGCGTCCCGCGCACGCATCAGGCGATTGACGTGTTCCTCTGGGATGCTGATCTCGGAGAGTTTGACTTGGTCTGGATCGACACCTCGACCTCGAATGCCAGCGATCCGCTCTCGCATCTGACGAGCTGCGCCAACGGCATCGTCGTCGTAGCTCTTGACGCCAAGACGGTTGAGCGCCTCCTGCATCGAGATGTGCCGTCCACCCTCGATCTTGTCGTACGGTCCATCCTTCGCGAACGACGCAAGCGAGTCGTACATGACGCCGGCCGTCGCCATGCTTTCGTTGCGGCCGCGCATGTACGATCCGATCATCTCAGTCGGGTGCTGACCGAACAGCGGCGACTTGGACGCCACCTCGTCTGGGAGCTTGTGCAGGACTCGGGCGAGGTGCTTCATCTGGCCAAGCTCCAGCGGCGGCTGGCCGGGCTGCACCAGCGGCGAGAGCTTGTTGAGGAGATACTGCGCCGCATCCTCGTCAGTCGCCATCGCCCGCTTGGCGCCGGCCACGTTGGCGTCACGAGACAGGTCGATGATCGTGTCCCGCCCGCCGGGCAGTTGCATAGCGTCCGTACGCCGCAGCATGTCGCCCGTGAAGGTCGTCAAGACCTCCCCGAGCTTCCGGTTCCG